GATAAACAATATATAGAAAAAGATGAGCTATCTATATTAAAAACAACGTATAAAGATAATAGATTTTTAACGGCTGACGATATTGCTGCACTTGAAAATGAAACAGATAAATATTACTATGAAGTATACACATTAGGTAATTGGGGCATATTAGGAGCGGTAATATTTAAGAATTGGAGAACTGAAGATTTTACAGAGATAGAACAAACGTTCGATAATTACAGAAATGGACTAGACTGGGGATTTTCAGATGACCCATTCGCATTCATTAGAAGTCATCTAGATAAAAAGCATAAAAAATTATATATATACGAAGAAATATATCAGACTGGGTTGCTAGATGAAGAGTCATCTAAACTAGTTAAGGAGATAATAAATGGAGAAATTGTGACGTGCGATAGTTCAGAACCTAAGTCTATTAAGGATTTCAGAAATAAAAAGGTAAACGCAAAAGGTGCAAAAAAAGGTAAAGGTTCTATAAAAAGTGGAATAAAATTTCTACAAGGATTAGAGATAATAATACATCCGAGATGTCCGAATACTAGAATGGAATTTAGTAAGTATAAATACAAAGAAAACAAAAATGGAGAAGTGCTACCGATACCAGTAGACCGTGACAATCATCTTATAGATGCTTTACGTTATAGTTTAGAAAAAGACATAGCTGAAAGTAAATGGGGATGGTAATATAAGAATGAGAGGTGAAAAATGTTTTTAAATACAATGGGCATAAGCGAATATATTAAAACTTTTATAAATGATTTTGAAGGCAGCGATAGCAGAGAAGAAATGGTCAATGGGGAAGCATATTACAGAAGTAAGAATATAGCCATATTAGATAGAAATATGTGGATATATACAGAGGAAAATGGAATACCGATTAAAATTAAAGACCCTTACAAGGCTAATAATAAATTGCCGAGCGGGTACATGAAAATCTTAGTTAACCAAAAACTAAATTATTCAGTAGGGAAAGATATCGCATTAAAAACTATTGGAGATGACGATAATGCGATATTGTTAGACATATTAGGCAAAGACTTTTCTAAGAAGTTGAAACAAATAGGTAAAGAAGCATGTAAAAAGTCGGTAGGTTGGGGACATGTATACATCAACGATAATGGAGAGTTTAAAATAAAATTAATTCCATCAGAGCAAGTTATCCCGATTTATAGCATGTATGATGATGAAGTTCTAGAAAAAATAATAAGATATTATTCGGTAACAACATCAAATTCAAACAATGAAATTATACAGGTCAATAGAGTGGAAATATGGGACAAAGAAATGGTAACATATTATCAGCAAAATTCAGAAACTTTGGAATATGATTTACTTAACAAAGAAGAAATGTTTAATATTTTTGGCAGAAATTATACTAACCCCAAATATCATTTTCAAAAGGATTTGAAATATGGTAATGTAATAACAACTACAGAAGGTCTAAGTTGGGGAGAAGTTCCATTTGTTCCGTTGTTCAATAATGATGAAGAACAAACGGATTTAGAAGGAATAAAACAATTTATTGATGCGTACAAAGAAGCATTACAAAGATTGGAAGAAGATATATTCAAGTTTGGAATGGGAGTCAATCCAGATAAAATTGCAAGTGGAAATATAACGAATGTGGTTATTAAAGCTAGATTTGCTAACCTAGACTTAAAAGCAAATGATTTTGAACAAGAGATAAAAGATTTTATAAATAAACTAATGGTATTTGTTAATAGGTATTTAGAACTTAACAATCAAGCCAACATTGAGCTAGACAAAATTAAACATTAAAAATCAGAATACGTTAGAAAAAGAATTATTGATTGAATATTCAAAAGCACTAAAAAGTACAAGAAATAGTTTGGCAGAATTATTTGCAAAGTATTCGTCAGACGGAAAGTTAACATACGAAGAAACGATTAAATATAATCGGCTTAAAAAACTAGAAAAAGATATAAACAAACAATTATCTAATCTAGGGGCATATAATAGGCGAAAGATGAACACAACGTTGAAAGAGATGTATGACACCAATTATTTTTATACGGGCTATATACTGGAATCTGAAAGTCAATTAAAATTAGCATATTCGATTTTAAAAATACTATAACGATGGCAAGGACTGAAACACATAGGGTACAAGCCGAAGCTAGACAAGGTAGTTTAGAATATGCTCAAAGTAAAGGATTGGAAATGCTTAAAGTATGGGTTTCCAGCTTGGATGAAAGAACAAGAGATAGTCACAGAGCATTAGACGGGCAAAAGGTTGGAATAGATAAAAACTTCGTAAGCCCAACTACCGGTGCTATTGGCTTACAACCCGGCATGATGAATATGGTTGGAGATAATATAAATTGCAGATGTCGTTCTATAGTTGAATTTAAAGGTTATGAAACTGAACAAGCTTATAGACGTGCGAGAAATGTCACAGGCAATAAAGTTATTCCTTACAAGACGTTTACGGATTGGCATGAGAATAGAATATTTAAATAAGAAGTGATTGTATGGATTTATTTGATTCTTTTAGAATTCTAGGAATAGAAAAAATTGAATTATTCAGTATAGCAACTATAGGCAATATAGAGATTATATTGAACAGTATTAAAAGAATGTAGATAAATTGCAAATAAAGAGTAAATTTGATATAATATAAGTATAAGATATTAACAATAGTCTTTTTAATGGTTCGACTATAAAGAAACGCAACTATAACTGGTACGAACCAGTATAAAAACGTTAATAGGAGGAGAGATATAACATGGAGTGGTTAAAAGCTATACTAAGTAACGAGGAATTAAGTGCAGAACAAAAACAGGAAGCAATACAGAAAGAATTGCCAAAAACTTTTATCCCTAAAGATAAATATAACGGAAAAGTTGAGGAATTAAAAAACACAGTTGCGAAAATGGATGAATTAAAAACGCAAGTTGAAAGTATGGGTGTATCTAGCGTAGAAGCTGGTAAGCTAAAGACGGAACTTGAAAGCATTACCAACGAATTTGAAACATTCAAAAATGATAGTGAGAAAAGAAATGTTAATATGACGAAAAGACAAGCTATTGAACGTGGGTTAACAAGAGATAAAGCAAATCCAGCTGCGATTGATTTGCTGGTAGGATTGTTTAATATGGACGAAATACAACTAGATAGTAAAAATGAAGTTGTAGATTGGGATGAAATTAAAAAACCGATTATCGAAGGTAGAAAATCATTATTTGGTGAAGTTAAAATAAACGGTGACAAACCTTCGAGCGGTAGCAATGCACCAGTCAACACACGTAGACAAAAATATGATGAAGCTATCAAAAGTGGAAACACGGTAGAAGCAATAAAAATAAAACAGGAAGCCTTCGAAGATGGCGAATATATATAAAGGAGTGATATAAATGGCACAAGTAAACGGGCAAGGTACTGTATGGAATTTGCCAAATTATTCAGGAGAATTATTCACTGCGGATTTAATCAATACACCAATATTGAATATGTTAGGTGGTTTGACAGGTGGTGGTTTTCAAACTTCAAACTTTGAATTTCCTACTAGTTCAGAATATGATTTTCCGTCAGCTACACAACCATCCGTTACAGAAACGGCTTCGTTGATAGCACCTACGGCAACGGAAGTTATCAGAACGCAAGTTAAGAATGTGGCACAAATATTTCAAGAAGCCGTTAGTTTGAGTTACGAAAAATTGTCCAACGCAGGAAGATTGAGCGGTATTAACACGCAAGGTCAAGTTAACAACATGGCAGATGAAAAAGCAGCGCAAATTAATTACAATTTGCAAAAAATTGCTAGAAATATAGAATGGACCATCATTAATGGAGTGTATCAAATATCTACAGACTCTGCTACAGCTAATAAGACAAGAGGTCTTTTAGAAGCAGCTAGTTTGACTGGTGGAACAGCAATAGCAGCTAGTGGTGCAGAGTTGTCAAAAGAGTTAATGGATGAATTATTTAGAACAATGTTCGAAAATGGTGCAATGTTTGTTAATCCAGTAATAATTGTTAACGGATTCCAGAAACAAAAAATATCTGATATATATGGATATGCTCCAACGGACAGAAACGTTGGTGGAATAAACATTAAGCAAATCGAAACAGACTTTGGGAATGTCGGTGTATTACCAGCTCATAGGTTTATGCCAACAGATTCATTGGAAATAGTTGATATATCTGTTCTTAAACCAGTATTTCAACCCGTGCCAAATAAAGGTAATTTTTTCTATGAAGAATTATCAAAGGTTGGAGCGAGTGAAAACGGGATGTTGTACGGTAAGTTTGGGTTAGACCACGGACCATCATTTGCACACGGAAAAATTACAGGATTAGCTACTTCTTAGGAGTAGCTAATCCTTAAAGGGAGGTAAATATATGAGTGCAATTAAAGTTGGGATACAACCAACAGTCAGGAAAGAATTCGAATTGCGAGATAAAGCCATGGCAGGAGATATAGTGATGATAATTAATCCTGCTATAGTTTCATCAGTTACAGGTTCTGAAGCATGGACTAGAAATGTCGTGGTAGAAATACAAACGGCTAGTGGAGATGTTCATGAATGGATTAATCAAGAATACGCGACTACAGTTTCAATTACAGATGATAGTTCGGCGGGAGTCGCAAGTATAGGCTCGACTACATTAACCCTAATAAATGGAAAAGCTACTATAGAAATAGGCGGAACGGCTGCATTATGGGATGTTGATGATACGGATACACTAACAATCGGCAATATAACTATAATGGGGTATACCGTTGTAGGTGGAACTAGCATAGAAACATTTACGGCATAGAGAGGGACTTTAATCCCTCTTTTTTTAAAAGAGAGGTGATGATATGAAATTTTACGCAAACGGGAAATTGATTGTGTGGGATAAGAAAAAACAAAAAGAATTATGTAGATTTGAAGATGGAAAATTTGAAACTGACGATAGCTATATAATTAAAGAATTGATTGAATTGAATTATAAGCATGACGTCGAAGGAACTAATAGAGATTACTCTGAATTAGGAGTAAGAGAGTTGTTAAAAATAGCAAAAGCTAAAGGAATAGAAGGTTATTCAAGGAAGAATAAAGAAGAACTTTTAAAAATGATAAACGGAGAAGGTGACTAGATGAGTACGCAAAGACAAACGGAAATAGCAGAGTTACAATTAGATGATAATAGACAGTCGATAGTTAACAAAGATTATTTTAGGGCTGCAACTGCGGAATTTGCAACCGAACAAACGGATACAGAAATTGTTCCAGCGCCAGGTGTAGGAAAAAGAATAATTGTAAAATATCTTTCAATTAGGACTGATGGAAATAACGGGGAAGCATGGTTTACTACAACGTCAGAAAGTGCTTCGCAAATAATAGGGAAGATTTACGTATCTAAATTTCAAGGGGTTGGAGCGCAAAGTCTTTCGATTCCATATGATGAAAATACAAGCATAACATTCACGTCAACAACGGGGACATCTAAAGTATTTGTAGTCATATTATATGTTGTAGAGGATGTGTAAAAAATGAAATTAATAGACATTTTAGAAGAGATTAATAATTTTTTTATAGTTACGACAGAAAAAAAATCTCTGACATTGACGGCAAATACAATTATTGGAGATTTTGCAGAAACATATGTAGCAGGGCAATATATTAGAATTGCAAATACAATATTAAATGATGATGTATATAAAATAACGAATGTAGCGATTGGAACAATAACGATTGATGAAACATTTGAGATAGAAACGGTTGAAAATGGAGTGATACAAGGATTAGCAATTCCTAATAGTCTGCTTAAATTAGCGAATGAAATGATGGAAGATGGACATACGGCTAGTATAGAATCCGAAAAAGTTAGTAGATACAGTGTCGTATACGGAGAAAGTGGCGGTAGTTGGCAGAAAGTGTATAGATATTCCCTTGATAGATACAGAAAATTGAGGTGGAACTAATGCTCAAGGATTATTTCAATAAAACCGTGGAAATCCAAAGACAAGTCGCAACCGACAACGGATTTGGGGGTATAACAACTACTTGGACAACATACCTCTCTATAAATTGCTTGATAGACTTGATAGCTGGAACTGAACAACAAATTGCCAAACAATTTATAGATAGTGCTACACATGTGTTAATGACTAAAGTTGGATATAATATTTCCAGCAAAAATAGAATAAATGATGATGGAAATATTTATAGGATTTTATATGTAGATGAACCATTTGGAAAACACACTGAAATATTGTTAGAATATGTAGGTGTTGATAATGTATAGAAGTAATAGGCGGAACGTAGAAAGAGCATTAACTAATGCAGAAAACAGGGCGCTAGAAAAGGTTGGACTATTCGTAGAAAGTAGAGCTGCATTGCTTTCGCCAGTTGACACGGGGAGATTGAGAGATTCTATAGACCATGAGGTTGATGAAAGACGAAAAAGTGTTACAATAGGAACACCTGTAAAGTATGCCATTAATGTTGAAAAGGGAACAAGTAGGCAAAGAGCACAACCTTATTTGACACCTGCTGCAGAAAATAATTTAAGGCAGATAAAAAATATCGTTCAAGATGAATTAAGGAGGGGGATGAATTGATTGATTTTCTAACTTATATTTATCAGCAATTA